TTGGAAACCCATACCAGTTTGGGCGCCCATCATTGCCTGCTCTAATGCACCCGCAGATGCCTGATTTACATTAAATCCCGCAGTAGGCGCTAGTGGCGAGGCTGGCGAAGGCATTGGTTGGTATTGGGGCGGGTTTGCTTGGGGAGATGCCACAGGCTGAGAACCAGCAACGCCGCCCTTGTTTTGGGCCATAGGCGTTGCACCCATTTGTGGCAGAACACCCGCAACTCCACCCTTATTTGGAGCCATTGGCTGCCCTTGGGGTCTGGGCGTTGCCATTGGTGCCGCCACTGGCGCTGGCGTTGGTGCCGCTACTGGTGTCGCCATTGGAGTTGTTATTGGTGCCATTGGTGCCATTGGTGTTGTTATTGGCGCCATTGGAGCAGGGGGCGCCATTGGAGCAGGCGCCGGAGGTGGTGTCATTGGAGCAGGCGCCGGAGGTGGTGTCATTGGAGGGTCAACGTACAGATTTGGCGGCGGCGCCATCTGCTGCGCAACTTGTTGAGGTGGAGCCATAGGTTGAGAAACTGGCGCTGGCGCTGGCGCAGGAATTGTAGCTTGAGAAAAGGCGCTCGCGTGGCCAACCCCAGAACTCATTCCTTTTTGATAATTTAACGGATTAAAGTCATACGTTATTTTTTCGTTTGTGTCGTTATTATCTATTCTGAAAGTTCCACCAGCAGATAGTGCGGGGTACGACTGTATCGCATTTTGGATTGCTTCCTCCAAGGTTGCGCCACCCGTGTTATAAGAATTAAATTTCTTATCTACAAAACCATAAGAAGCCATCTTTACGCCCTTTTTAAATTAATAATATGACCAATTATCTTGGGCCACTTCTGTTAAACATTTCATAAACAGCATTTTCTACTACTGGTATGGTATTATTATTGCTTTTAAAATTATTATCACTTCCTGCGGGTGATGGTTTAGTACCTACTCCTTGCGCCACAGGGTCATATGTAGAATCCGGCTTATCAAATGCATCTGCCACCGTACTTAGAAGGCCAAGGAAAGGAATATCCGCAACAGTCTCGACTACATTTCCAAACACATCCTTAACGCCACCCAGCAATCCAGTTGTTGGATCATTCTGGTTGTAGCCACCGCCAATATTCTTAATGCCAGCGGCGCCCATAGACGCAGCAAATAAGGCGCCTTGGTCAGCCGCGCTTGCAGCATCAAAATCACTAGTAGTTATCTCACTTGCTAGTTTCGTAACAGGAACAGCCCCCAGATCGTCCTTTGTAGTATAAGTCACTGGCATACCCGCATAAGCCGCAGCAACTTCTGCGTTATAAGCTGGGTTTGATGTTTGCCCAAGAGTTTGAATATTTTGCCCGTAATCTGAAAACGCAGTGTCAATAGCGTCGTGAGCAATATCCTGATGCCCGCCGTAAGTTGTGTAAGTCGGGTTATACATAATTGCAGGATCATTAACGCCACCGCCAATACCACCGCCGCCTGCGCCCGCCTGCGCTATGGCTAATCTATTTGCGCGATCCAATGCAGCTTCATCTGACAGAGTGTTAAACTGGCTGTAATCGGTAAGCGGAGACGCATACTCACCCGTGTATGGATTAATAAAGAAACTATCCATGTATGATTTTTGTGAGGGACGTTCGGCAGCGAGGCGATCTAATGAAGCCTGATACATCGGAGCCGAAGAGTAGCCTTTAAGTCCGCCAGCATATTCAGTTGGCCTCTGCATACCGCCCATAATATCTGCCTGCGTGGCAGGAGCCGACAATCCAAATGCAGATGCAGTATCGGAAACGTTTTGGAATGAAGCCTCTTGCATGGGCGTAAAAGCCGCTACGTCTGGGCCGTAGTAAGGCACATAACCTAGTTGAGAAATTTTCTCAGCCTTGGTGAGATTGCGGCGCGCCGCTTCCTCAATGTACTCAGGTATCGTTACTGTTGATGACGTTGAACCGCCCTTACCTCCAGACATTACGCAAACTCCTTAACGTATGACGCGTGTTGAGCTTCCCAACCATGCGCCTTTAGTGGTTTCTTCCATCCAAATCTTCCGGACATTGACAGTGACGAACATCCTTGAACTTTTGCCCATTGTATCACATCGTTATGCATATCCAAAATTTGATCCAATTCGCCGCCGCCTAAGAAGACGTTTAATACTTTCTTTTTGGGATATACCACGATTTCTGTAACAATACACCCCCTTGGTGTAGGCCAAAGCTGCATGACGCCCTTATTAATACCATCCGCAACATCTTCAAAAGCGTGAGTGCCGCCGGAATACTCTAAAGCCGCCTCAATCCACTTCTTACATCTTTTTATTTCGTTAGGCATGAGTCCTCGTTATGGAAAGTGTAGAAGCTGGAAGCGCGGGCTTCGGAGATGACGCCGCAGTGTAATTTAAAAATCCGCTAGTATTATCAATTAAGTAATTTACCTCAACATAATCTCCAGCAGATAATGTAAAAATTTGGGTGCGTGACACAACTAAAGTAGCATTATTTTGATGCAGAGCCGTTGTCATTGCACCATTAGCGACGGCAGTTCCATTTATGCTTGGCCAAAAATAAAAATGTACCGTACTCGCGGAGGTAGAAGATATTTGCGCTGAGAAAGATAAGATATATTCTCCCGCTTCCTCAAAAACAATTCTCGTCGTGGGGCTTCCGCGCGTAATCTTACTATTACCGCTGGGCGAATCGTAAGTGAGTTTATACGCAGTGTTAGCCTGCGAAGGAGTTACGTCAGCAGTTATGATAAAATTTGCGTGACCGCCCTCCAAAACTATTTGGCGCCACTCACCGCCTTCGCTCACGACGGGGTACTTACCACCCCTATCCCACATAATAGTTCCATCGTCGGCAGCATTCTCACCACCAGTTTGCTGGACTAAGGCGGAGCGCGTCTGAGACATGAATTGCATCATCCTGCGGCCCCAAGTCTTCCAATCCTCGCCGCGTGGCTCTGGTGGTCTTTGCTGCTGGGTCATCTACGCCCGCCGGAAACAATATCTAATCTATTGACGCCAACCCGCCAATCGCCAAGAGAAACCGCGTTAATCCGCATTCTAAATTGACGCCCCGTAAATCTCATAGATGTTGGAGTTGACATATTAAATGGCCCGTAATCTCTTTCAGTTCCATTTGGATAGAAACGCGTTTTAAACGTTACGTTAACGTCACCCTGCGTTTTCTCGTCGGGTATCATTTCAGTGACAGACACGACGGTATCACCAGAACCAATTGCAATTGGGCCACTCTCAACAAACGGCGACAGGGTGCCATAATCAAAACCAATGTCATGCTCGTATATTTTATAGTTGGACGCGTCTGCCCAGATAGGACTTCTGAATGCGCCACGATCGACGCCAGCAGTTCGCGGCAGAGATCCTATGTACCAAGTATTTTCAATATAATTATATACGCAATATCGGTCATTCTCGGTTGCCTCGGCGGATGGATAAAACCAAAAGATCTCACCGTAATTGCTGTTTGTAACTGCAAAGGCTTTACTGATTTGGGCGCGGTTTATGTCGTTAAACACATGGTCAGCAACGTCACTTGGCACCTCTTGTACGAGGCTTCCCGTGTAACTGTAAAACGCGTGTGGCCCCATCCAGAAGGCACCAGCGTCAACCACCGCCACCGCCTCATTCGCAGCCAAGCCGCAAGACGTACCGACGCGCTCAATGCCATACACGTATGGCGGGCCAATATAATTAGCGGCGTGTGCGTCGGTGCTTGTCAGTATGAGAGTTTGCCCTCGAACTTTGACGCCCTTCATAATCTGCCCGCTTGTATTTAGCTCAAGATCTCCAGCCTCATTTGTGGCTGCTGGCGACCAAGTTGTGTTATTCTCGCGGTCACACCACTGCACCTTTCTGGGATTACCGCCGGCACCAAGGGCGAATAAAAATCTTTCCTCAGTGACAACCATTGACCTATTGCCTGTTGGCGCATTGGCAATAACAGCAGCCGGATTAGATGTATTCAATTGCCATTCATATAACTTGCCGTCATCCTCAGTGCATCCTACGAGGTATTCCCCCCACGTATCCAAAGCCCAAGACGTTGCTGGCTGAATGCGGACCGTGTCCGGCCTCGCCACGCCGTAAGCGTAACCACCGTAAAGACCCCCACCAAATCCAGTGAAGGCCACAGCATCCGCGCGACCAGCAGTAAAACTTGTGGGCGTTATGTCGTAACGCGCACCAGTTTCATTCCACGCATATAATTTATTGTAAGTGCCACCAGCTATAAATCTCAGATTGTTATTTGTAACCCAAGTCTTCATGCCGCGTATCTGGGCGTTGGCGGCGTTGCTGGATCTTGTACGCCAGCCACCCATTGGGCGCATTGTGTTATCAACCCAACGCACTAAATTGGCGTCACGCCATCGCCCATTAGATTGAAAATCAGTTCCGTTTCTGTAAATACCGGCGGGTATATCTAATGGGATTAATGGCATACAGACCTCGATGCGGAGTTAAACTAATCGGACTATAGCACAATAAGCAATAAAATAACAACAGAGGCGACATGAGCCGCCCCTGAATTTATTACTACTTTTTAGTGCCTTTACCCTTCTTGGGTGGGCGGCCTCTAGTGGTTCCGTAAGTTCCCATTCCTTTTGGCATTATTTTACTCCTCTTCCTCTGTTTCTTCTGTTTCAGAATTTTCAAGAGAGCTAGCTAACATTTTACCAAACGCTTCGCTACCAACTCGTAGTTGATCTAAATTAAACTGAGCAGAAGATATCTTTTGTTGCAAAGAATTGATGTGATTGATCATCATCTTTTGCTCATCAGTTAAATCATCTTCTGTGTA